AAGTCATAATTAAAGAGATATTAACAGAGTGTCGATTAGCCGAACCCGATGCTACCGAAAGTGAATGGTCAAAAGCGATGTTTTTGGCATTTCCAACAGAATAGGAACATAAGATGAATATGAAAATTAAAAAGAGCGCATGGCATTATAAATGGCTAATGAAGTTAAGTATACGCCCAAAAAGTAATTTGTGTATATACTTTTGGCAAGTTGTTAATTCAGTTACGGTAATACCTTTATTGTTTATACTCTTTGGCGGCGGCGCGCTTGTTATTGCTTTATTATTAATTAGTGGTTTGGTTACATTTCCACTTAGTGTATTTTTGGTAATTGAATACGATACTGATTCAATATTGGGACTTAGTGTATTTTTTGGTATGTTATCATACGTTGCATCGGGTATATGGTTAGGTGAGATTATTAGGCGTAAATTTCATGCTGATACACCATCAACCGATGAAGATGGATTAATTAAATCCTATCTCGCATCAAGAAAAGAAAAATATTGCAAACGTATTTACTTTGAATAATAGGTTGAAAATATGAGTACTAAAGGTTATAAAACTTGGGCTAGTAATACATATAGAACACATGCCGCCGAATCTGTATCAGGTATTGCACTACGTCAATTGGGTGATGTTTATCTATGGGTAGAAATTGCAAGACTGAATTCACTGGAATATCCAGATATGGGCGCGCATGATTATTATCCGGTAGGAACTGTACTACTCATGCCGCCAAATTAATCCTTGACAATATCTGTATTAGCGATTAATATAGGTATTCATTCCTTACAGAGACAATATATTATGCTAGGTTATGTAAATTCAAAAATGTTAGACCGATTGATAACTCTGAATGTAACGCACTTTTCAATTGCCAAAAATTACGATACCCCACATCAACATGAAATTTCATCCGTCCATTTCTTTACTGACAATGTACCAGATGCTAATGGTGGCTATCCAGAGGTTGCCTATGTCATTCCAGCAATGTGTTCATCTATCGTTAAAAACAGCCTACAGGGTTTTAATGAAGTGAAACGTTCCAATTCGGTAGATGTTGGTATCATAAGTTACGGTTATGTTGACCTATCAGAATATCGTGATTGGGTAAATACAAATGGCATCTATTAAACCATATTTGCCAATACCATTTCGCGCTGGTAACAAATTGATTAAAAAATATACAGAACCGTATACGGCGCGCGGTGGTTATCGTGCCAATGTTACCTATGCAGATTATATTGACAAGAAAGGATTAACTGTGATAGGTTCTATACTTTATATTAGTTGGGTTGATTTATGAACATATATGATAAAGGTTTAGGCGGCGGCGATGAATTGTTTTCTACAGTCACCGCCGAAGAATTAGAAAGAGATTATTTACTCATACGTACAGGTAATGGTATAACTGTAGAAGAATACTTAATTAAACGTATTAAATTAAAATCGCAAATTAAAGGAAATATATTATGAAATTCTGGAATGGCAAAGTGTTCCCGACAATAGGTGAGCATATGGGTGTTGGTAGATATGGTGAACTTGGTGAATGTGTATTTTCAAATGCTCATGGAATGGTATTTAATGACGCAAGCCAAAAGGGTACTCAACAATATGTAAGCTCTAACGAATTCTGGGATCAACATACCTACCACCGATACAGATTTAAAGTTATACAGAGCAAAAATAGTACAATTGATTACAAAGAATTGAATGACGAATTGAATAATAAGATCATGGAACAAGAAAAGCAGATATATAATTATGTTGAAAATGCAGTAAAAGCAGAGAAATTAGCATTAGTAAATAATGCTCAAATAAATATCCTCAGACATCAACTAGCAAATAAGGGAGTTTTGTAAATGCGAGAATTTGCATGTTTTACCAAAGCAAGAGAAGATTACGAAAAATCATCAAGAGAACTCGAAAAGTTATATGATGATGATCGCGCGCGCCACCGCACTCAATATAAGTACAAATATGATGCAATGTTTGCCGAAGTTGAATCACTATCAAAGAACTTTGCACAGGTATCTAACCAAATAGTGGAATTACAGCGCGAGAATGGCATTCTAAAGATGCGGATAGCCAAAGCTTTAGAATTACTGGAAGATTGTGACGAAAGCCGTTACGATATCGAACAGGAGTTATTAGGTACTAATGAAGATGAAATAATTCCGATCATTGATGAAAATGATTTTGACTACTATAAAACTAAAAAGGAAGTCGAGTAAATGACTGAAAATGACGTTAAGATAATGGTATACGATATGCTTTCAGAACTGCAAGTAGAATTGGATATAGATCAATCTATGAGTATGGCTGGTGGTACTGATACTAAATTAATAGTTAAATTAAAGGTAGATAATAAAGTGTTAAGTGTGGACTCACTTAATATTTCAGATATTTTAAATAATTAAAAACTGAAACCTTAAAATAACTTATAAGCTAACTTCGTGTTAGCTTTTTTGTGAGTATAAATATAGTATGTACAATACATATAAAGGTAAATTTGTCCCAAAGAACCATGCAAAGTATAAAGGAAATTTTCAAGTAATTACTTATCGTTCTTCTTGGGAACAAAAATTCATGATATATTTGGATAATAATCCGAAGGTTGTCCGGTGGAACTCAGAAGAAACCGTTATTCCTTATGTATGGAGTACTGACGGTAAGAAGCATAGATATTTTATGGACTTTTGGGTCAAATATGATAGCGGTCAAGAATTCTGGTTTGAGGTGAAGCCATTTAAACAAACTCAAGAACCGAAAGGCGGCAAAAATAAAAATAGAAAGCGGTTACTGGATGAAGCATTAACGTATAGTAAGAATAAAGATAAATGGCTTGCGGCATATAATGCATCTGTTAAAAAGGGTATTAAGTTTGTAATATTAACTGAGCATGGTCTAAGTCGATTAGGGATACAGGTATGAGTGAATTAGATTTTAATAAAATAATGAGGTGTCTGGATATGATTATAATCCAACTGGATATAATTGCGACTTCAGTTGGACATACGACCTTTGATGAATTTTTTAAAGAAGATAAATAATGGCGATTAAGAGAACAAAGGAAGAAGAAGAATCCTTATTGGATCAATTCCGAGCTAACAAGCGGAAGAATAAGCGTGACTCACAGGCTGATAAAAATAGTAAGTCTCAAAAATGGTTTGTTGCCAAGATTAAAGATCTGAAATATAAATCCAAAAGTAAACCTGTAGTTGGGTCTATGGTTACGTATGTTTACGATGCCAAGTTTAAGAAAACATTACCGTACTTCGATAAATTCCCACTGATCATTCTACTAGGTAATATATCTAAGGGTACATGGTTGGGTCTTAACTTACATTACATACCACCTAAACAGCGAGAGATATTTTTAGAACGGATACTGAAATATACCAATACGCGCGTGATCGGAAACAATACGATATTTAAAATCGATTGGGGTAAAGTTAAAGGTCTACCATATAGTGAGCATATGATCAAGCGGTATCTACTTGGGCATGTTAGGAGTAATATCTCAGCTATTCCACCTAATGAATGGATCAATGCTGTAAATCTTCCCACACAGCAATTTGTTGTAAATAACAAAAGATATAGTTCACGTAAAGTTTGGAAGGATAGTAGAGGGTAATATGAATCCATTTAATATAGATATGAGTCAGTTTAAAGCAAAAATTAACGAATCTGACCTAGCAAGAACTAACTTGTTTAGGGTGCAGATTAACCCAGCTATTATCTATAATGTATTGGCTGATAAAAACGATAAGCTATTTCAGGGCGATACATCATTCGGTAGTTTGGGTGCGGCAATAGGAACTGCTAAACAGTTAGCTAAAAGAGATTTTTACGATTTGGGATTACTTTGTAAGGGTGCGAATCTACCGGGTACATCACTCGAAACCGAAGTTAATCAATCGATAAAGCCGTTTAAAAACGTTCCTAAATATAATACATTCGCACCATTCACATTAACATTCTATGCGGATACCGATCAATCAAATAGAATATTTTTTGAAGATTGGCAGAATTCCATCGTTGATAGACAAACTGGTTTGGTTGGATATTATGATGAATATGTCACTGGAATTTACGTATATCAATACAATAGGAAAGGTGTACCAACATCGTTAACCTATTTTCATGAATGTTATCCTAGTAGTCTTGGTGCAATTGCATTAAGTTTTGATAACAATAATGAAGTTATGGTCTATGACGTAGAATTCACATACAGATGGTCAACCACACTAGATGCGAACCCAGCTAGTTTAGCTGATATGATAAATAAAAATTAATATATAAGAGGAATTTGATATGAGTTTACCAATTTTAAGTAGCCCACATTTTGATGTAAAATTGCCAAGTGGTAAAGTTATCAAAATGCGATCCATGGTTATGAGTGAATATAAAATATTGATGATTGCAAAAGAATCACCAGCGAATATGCCAACGGCTATTATACAGGTATTATCTAACTGTGTAATGGATAGCATAAATGTCACTGATTTGGAACTGTGTGACATTGAGTACCTTTTTATTCAATTACACGCATCATCTACAGCAAAACAAGCATTCATGCTTAAAGTTAATTGTACGAAATGTGAGACGGTTAATCCAGTACCCATTAATCTGGAAAATATTAAATCTTCTAACACTGCATTTGATGATAAGATATTTTCATTTAGTGGCGTTGATATAGTTATAGGTAGCCCGACATTTAAAGACTTCCTTGAGGTTACTGATAGCACAGGAAATGAAATGGATTCCACATTAGCTATTATCGGCGTATGTATTAAATCCGTAACCAGTGACAATCAAGTAATGATAGCTGGGGTTGATTTTACTAAAGATGAAGCAAAGCAGATGATTGAATCTGTTAGTATCGAACAACTATTAGAGATCAGCAATTACGTTAAAGAGATCCCAAGAATTGAACTGTATACCGGATACGAATGTAAGAAATGTGGTCATAAGGAAACGGTGCATATCAAAGGGGTTTCAAATTTTTTCGAATCCTTATGATCAATGACTCTATTGAAGAGTATTACCGAATGAACTTTAATATGAAGGAGTATTATAAATATTCTATTCCAGAAATAGAGCAGATGTTACCTTGGGAGCGAGTAATTTATATAATGCAAATAAAAGAACTGGATAAAAAACGAGAACAGGAATCAAAAAATGCTAGAAGATAATGACGGTGGTGTATCTGGTGTATTGGCTAAGTTAGAACGGTCAAATAAAGCCACATCCATAAAAACAATGAGACAGTTAAGAGATAGGATAAATGCCCTACAAGAAAGTGGTATGGCAATTCCAGAAGCATTAACTGAATCTTATAACAGACTAGCCACTGAATCTAACGATGCATTGAAAGCAAATAGGTCTAAGTTAGAAAAATACAGAGATACATTCGTTAACAATATTAAAGATGGTTTAGGTGATCTGAGATCTGGCGTAGAAGGTATATTTGGTGACGTACTTGGTCAAATAACAAATAACCCTCTATTCAGTTTCTTAAAGGGTTTTGGTAAATCTGCAATCGGTATTGTTGGTAAATTACTACCCTCTTTAACTGGTGGCGAAGTTGATTTATTGGATAGTGGATCACCGGCTAGTGAATTGGGTGATTCTATGGGTATTTCTGGCTCAGAACAAATGGATATGTTAACTAAGATAGAAGAAAATACCGCTGGATTATTGGATATATGGCTAGATAAAAAATCCGATGATGCCCAAGATAAAGCTAGTGACGAATTGATGGGCGATCCATTGGGTCAAGATACAGAAACACCGGAACAAGCGCGCACTGGTTTACTTGCCATGTTTAGTGGATTTTTAGCGAGAATGGCTGTAACTATTAAATCCTCATTATTACTTGGTGCATTGGGTGCATTTCTATTAAATCCATTAACGTTAGGTATAATTGCATTAACAGTTGGACTCGCATTATTATATACCAAGTGGGATGAATGGAACATCGGTGAAAGATTAAACGACCTACCGAAGCTGTTTGGCGAATTGTGGGAAAAATATGGTGACGAATTTGGTAGGATTATATTTGGCATATTTGTAAAAATTGGTGAAACCATAGGTAATTTGATTGGCGGTATATTTGGTAATCCAGATATATTTGAGGATTTGGGTACTATGTTAGGTATCGCTATATTTGATGCGGTTAAAGGTATAACCGATACTATCACGTTTATTGCTGATAGTATATCCAATTTATTGTTCAGCATTACAAGTACGATGGACTCTATGCTAAACAGTATAGTGGGATTTTTGGGTGGTCGAGATAACCTTAAGAATCCAGATGAAGATACGTTGGCATTAGTTGGTGAGAATCGAGATAAGTCAATTGGTGAAATTAACAAGCGGTTGTATGAAATTGAGGAAGACAACTCAGGTTTCTTAAATAGTATTAATCCATTTCGAGATAATGACGAAGAAGATGCACTTAAAATATTGCTAAAGAATAAAGATATGAATATAGACTCAGAATCTAGGGCAATTGGCATGGCTGGCGAAGCAAGAACTATTGCGGGTTCAAATGTCAGTATTCAAAATAATAGTAATACGAGTGTCAGTAATGTCAATAATACTGAAGCACCTTCTATCAAAATGGCATCCAGCAGAAGTGGCGGCGGTGCATATGCAATGAAACAATCGTTACGAGGTAGGGGTGCATGAGTAAAGACAATATAGCAATACAAACTAATTTCTTATTAGACTTTGTTGACAACAATAAATTAAGTGTATTTAAGGCTCAAGTGCAGACGGCTAACATACCGGGTGTGACAATGACAACCGCCAACATACCAACAACACCAAAGTTGGTTACAATGGTTGCTGGTGGCGCGCTCGAATATGATCAAATGCAAATACAATTCCTTATGGATGAAGATTATAATTCGTATATTGAATTGTATAAGTGGATGGTAAGTATTATTAATCCCATCGGACCATCAACACTACCCAGCGGAGGTGGAACGCCGTCAATAGCAATATTACATCTACTGACTAATAACAGGACTGATAATAATCTGTACATAAAATTTCATGACGTATTTCCATCAAATTTAGGATCTGTGGATCTGACTCAACAAATAACTGAATCAGAACCTGTAGTGGGTCAAGTCACATTGAATTTTAAATGGTTTGATATATACAAAAATGGGGTAGCAATAACCCCATATCCATATGAACGTGACCAAGTGGGTAATCCAGCTATGCACCCAATGTTTAACGGTAATCCAAATAACAACTAGGAAAATACGTATTCAATACCACTATGTCTAAAACCATAAACACGTTTGGCGTGTAGTGTACTTCTA